ATGAGTTAAGTAAGTCAAAGAAATCTTTAACATTGTTTGTTTGAGTGATATTAGATGTAACACCTACAACATCAGCTCTTCTTGGAGATACAAAACCAACACAATCTTTACGCTTTTCACAAAGATTAATAATGTTAGCGGCGTGTGTAACACCATCAGAACCAGCTACTGTTGAACCACCAATAACTAAACTAACATCAACCGTTTCAGTATTTGCAAGGTAATCATAAGCTGACTTCAATTCAGCTACTGTTGCTGCGTAATCATCTGTACCACCTGTACATGCATCAACGATTGGAAGGCCAGCATCAACGAAAGTTGTATCTGCTCCACCTGAAACTAAGTTAGTTCCCCAATCAGTACCTGCAGTTGAATGATCCATCCAATATACTTGAGTAGATTTACTATTGATAATATCAACGTAGTAGTTAGTACCACCTTGTGGAGTCTTAGCATTAGGGTGCTTAGAAACAAAATCGTAAGTTTCAATAACACCGTTTGTTCTATTACCTGCTACATCTACATCGAAGCCTGTGATTGAAGAAGTTGTGTCATATACTACAATGTGCATTTCATCAGTACCAGCTGTTAAGCCTTTGTCTGTAGCCCATGTAGAAGTACCTGGAGCAGAATCGAACAAGTCGTTAAATCTCCATCTACGTCTAATTAGAGTGTTGTCAGCAATTGCTGATACAAGACCACCACCGTTTGGATCGTCTTTCTGTCTAATAGTTAGAACGTGAGTAGCAATACTTGTTACTTCATATTCCTGGCCATCAGTCTCTTGAAAGTGAACAATGTCCCCAACCGCGAAAGCTGTTCCATCATCAACGGTAATAGTTACATCACCAGCTGCTGCAGTAGCATCATTAACCGAGTTCGATGATGATAAGTCTTCCTCAAACGCCGCAGCGCCTTGACAAATAGAAACACCTAAACCATTACCCAAGGTACCTGCAGATTGTGCAGCCCATGAACCAACTGAAGCAGAACCATCTGCATAAGTGTTGTCGTAGATTTCTTTATTTTTGATTAAAAGGCCAGCTGCGTTAGCAGTAGCGTTTAATACGCCCGAAGCCGCTCTAACAACGTGTAATACGTTGCTATATTGTAAAAAATTAGATGCACTGAACCAATTTTCGAAATTGTTACCGTTTGGTTTACCAAATACAGATAGTAATTCTGCCTCTGAACCAATTGTAACTACTTCATCGATAGGACCCTTTTCGAACGTTCCAACCATGCCGCCATTAGAAACAGCTAAGCCTGGAATGTTGTTAATTAGATCTACCTCTTTAGTTTGCACACCAGGGGATACTTGAAAGCCCATTGTTTATTTCTCCTATGGTTTAAAAAAGTGTATTATTATACACACATATTTATAAAAAAACAACTCTCGATTGATATTTTTAGAGGATTTTATTCTTTAAATAAATACCGTATAATAGTTGCCTATTATCTGGATCTAGTATATAATCACTATGTGGGAGGGGGAAAATGCCTTTATACGATAAGTATAAAGATACTTTTAAAAATGTATCAAATAGAAACTACCGAAAACGTCATATATGGTTGCGAGAGCAATTAGAGGTAATGGAGTGTATAAACTGTGAAGAGAGTGAGACAATATGTTTAATGTATTGGCCCCATCATAAAGATATAATCAGTATATCAAGGTCTACAGGTTTAAATGAAGAAGCTAGAAAACCTGTATTAGATTTAATAAAGGATTCTATTGTAGTATGTTCTAATTGTTATATTAAATTAGAAAACGATATACTAGATCCTATTATGGTTGCCAAGTGGTGACATGTAATCCATTATCTATAAACAAGTCTTCATCACTATTAGTTCCATCATTAATTATACCAAACGGTACTAGATCATCTTCCATATGTTTAACTCTCTCGGCGTAAAGTAATTGTTTCATATCGATATCAGATAACTCTTTAAAGAACGCTGTGGAGGTGAACCAGCCGAATAGTACTAAGTTCATCATGAGATCGTCATGTAACCCCTTATCAGCTTGAAAAGAGTTACCTTTAGATACAAAAGAGCTCATCTCGTATATTGTGTTAGCATCTACTATCTCAAGCTTACCTTGTTCAATAATATCTTTAATATTAGAGCAGCCAATGCGCTTAACCTTCTTGGTCATTGTTACTCCGATAGCACCAGCTTTAACAGCACTCTCAACATATACATTTTCATACTCAATGTCGTAGTATAGTCCATTACACACGACCTGGCCAGCATCATTACTTTCAATAATAACGTATGCTTCATTAAACATATTACCATACTTATTAATTATATCGGGGAACAGTATAGGGCTTATAGTATTATCTCTATACACGGCTACCTGTTTAAATATCTCCCCGGTGATATCAATAATATTAAAGGTAGAGTAGTCTTGCCCCCTACCTTTAGATACATCTACCAGCATTAAGTATTCATGATCTTCTATAGGGTCAAAATATATACTAACGTTGTGATTGATACTAATAGGATCCTGAGATTTAAGTCCTAGTAATACATTACCATTAATCAAGGTATTACCTGTCCCTAAGAACGAATTATGTGATATGAAATTATTATCGTGATTATATACACTACCATTCTCTACATTTAAAGGGTCAAAGAAGTTCTCCTCACTCTTTATATGGTCTATATTAGTAACCACTTTACCAATATTATCACCTATGCTTATATTTAAAGCATAGCGCTCTTCACCCTTAATTATAAACTTATGCTTTAAAGAAGTTTTAAAGCTAGTACCATCGTCAAAAGTAAACTTCAAGCACTCAGAGTGCTTAGTTCTGTTAATACCGTCAAACTTCTGAAATCCTGAAGGTGTTAAGATTTGCAAATCGATGGTAGCTCCTTTTGATATGACTCTTCATCGTTATACCAGCGTATTGCTTTTGATCTGATTTCCTCGTCAACAGGTATACCAGATGTATCTCCCCTTCTAATGATTTCATATAAGTCTCCTATTCTTATTTCATACACCTTACTACTTATAAGAATAGTTATTTGGCAATTAGTTTCTAGGCAATTTAAAAACTCTTGCTCAAACTGTAGTACCGATGTATTAGCAATGGTTTGTTTCTTCCATTCTTCATCCCTACCAGGTACATCCCACCAGTCAACCCTAAATGGCTTGAATTCATTAGTACCTTGCACGGCACCTTCATATAACTTATGATACATGTTCCCAATACCATTAGCCGTAGATGTGATAATAACCTTGGTTGATCTACCAGATGAAATAACTGGGTATGTTGAAGTATAGAATTCCGTAGCATTTTCTACGAATGCAAACTCATCCAAGTAAATTATGTTTAGAGATTTACCACGAATAGATGAACCAGATGTGGCAGCTGATAGTATACGGGAATTATTAGCGAACTCTATAGAACCTTTATTTAAAGCTTTACATCCGGGCTGTAGAAAGAAAGGTATGTTCTCTAGCATTAACGTTATACGGGATAACATTTCCCTAGCTGTATCGCCTTTATTAGCCAAGATACCTACAGTCTTTTCCGTGTTGAATAAGGCATACCATAATAGATAAGCTACAACTGAAATTGACTTACCTGATTGCCTACAAGCCAGTACTATAGTAAATCTATTATTATCAAAATGATCATACATCTCTTTTTGATAATCATACAGTTTAAATGGTACTAGTCCTCGATCAACGTGAATAACCTGACAGTAGTTCTCGGCGAAGTAGACAGCTGAATCTTTGCACTTCTTAAATTCTAATATCTCTTCCTTTGTCCAATCATGTACATCATCTAAACCTCGTACGTGTGGATTACCTAGGTAGTGGTTATTCTGTCTGGCCATTAATCACGGGCACATCATTTAGTAGTTTTTGTAAGTCGTTAGTGGAGCCAATGAACACGTTATTATTAGTTGTATTTTGGGCAGGCATCTCTTGGGTGCCACCAGTTATCTCTTTCTTTGACTTCTGAAGCTTCATTAGCTTCTCGGCGATCTCAGCGTTGTTTTTAATAAGCTGACCTAGGACTTCATACGCCCTAGGGTGATCTGATTCTCTTGCGAGGTCAAGCATAAGCTCAATAGCCTCATCACCTTTATCATTTAAGCCGTAAAGACTTCTTCTTATATATTCATAATCACTATCGATATCCATATCATTGGATACAACGGCAACATCTTTAATCTCTTCTTGCTTAATTGTAGGCTCAATATCTAACGCATCATCTATAATACCCATTCTTAATCTCCAGCATCCTGGTAGAATGATATCTCTTCATTAAAGCCAAAGTCATCAGTTGCTTCAGCTGTAATA